TCCGTTGCCTAGACCTACTGAGACTGTTGTATCGTTTGCCATTTTATGTCCTTAATCCCCGCTGTCGGGGCATTATTGTTAGACTACTGCCGGTTTCTTGGTGGTTTTCTCTAATTGGGCCTCAGCCTCCGCAACAGCTTTCGCAAATGCAGCGTCTTCAGCTCTCTTAGCGGCACCTTCTGCAGCAGTGTCTTTGATGAGTTGAGCCTTATTCCTGGCAAGCAGTTCCTGGCCAGAAGGAATATCTCCCACCCTCTTCCATGCGTCTTTCCAGACTGGAGACATCATAGCGTCGGCCTGTGCCACTCCCTCATCGCCTTCGCTCGTAATGAACTCTGCGCCTGTATCTTTGTGTTTGTAAACGCCGGGTAGGTTTATGGGCCGACCATCGCCGTTCATTTCTTTAGATTGCATTTTTGGTATTTTGCTTGCGTCCATATTGACTCTTTCTTAGTTCTAGGCTGACAGGTGGTAACGCAGACCAGGAGCTTTGTTGTTTGGAACAAAGACATCGTAGTAGCGTCGTCCTTCTGCAACCGCACCGTCAATACCCTGTACGTCGGTAAGGACTCTCACAGAGTTGAACTTCATAGGACGGATTAAAACTTGGTCCCAAATGAATAGGTAGACCTCGTTGGTTGGTAAGTAAGTACTAGGCAGAACGTGCAAAGTTACTCCATCAACCATACCAATGATACCCTTCTTTTGGTCGGCGTAAGCCGTGTCACAAGCGCGCATAAATGTTGCGTCTTGCTTTAGAAGGCTATGGGTAGCAGGTGATAGAAAACAGTGTCGTCCTGTTTGGGGTACTTTTGCCTCTGTCATAGCATCGTTTTGTGCCAAAAATTTGGTGTAGGCGTTGCTAGATGTAACAGCGGCAGTTGCGCCTTGGCTTAGAGCCAATGCAGCAGCGTGAGCAGCAGCTAACGTGTAAACATCAATGTTTAGGGTGGCTACTTCACGAATTTGTCTCTTCACAGCTTTGTTTGCTTCTTGAACCATTTGAGAGTCTTCCAAGTTACCTCGGTCAACGCTAAATGCGAAGCTTTTGTCCTGGCTCAGTGTGAAAGTCTGAGTGCCAGTGCCGAGTTCAGTCAACGTACCGAAACGGTTAGTACCGCTACGAATGTAGTTTACCTCGGAAACGGTGTTAACCGTGTAAATGGTGACTGAGTTTTTACCATTGAAATCAAGGCGTACTCCACCGTTGTTCACAATAGCGTCAGTCTGTGAGTCAAGTGCCAACCGTTCGTCAATGACGGAGAGGGTAGCACTTGCATAATTTTGGGCTGCCATTTTATTTTCCTTGTTGTTATTCGCCAGCAACTAGCTGGGATTGCTCACAACTAATCGTCTTGCATCCAGAGTTCCATTAGCGGGTCAACTTTAGCCTTGGGGGGTGCAGCAGATGTCGGCGCGTCAGCGTTTGCTAACTGTTGCTCGGCGGCTTGCTGTCCCTTTATTTGGCCTTTAGCTTGGCTAATGCCAGATGCTCTGGCGAGGGTTTTGTAAAACTGATAGGTTGAAAAGCCTGGATTCGTACCAATGATTTGCCCACTATTTTCATCGATAACGAGGTTTGGAGCCAAAGTATTTGCGGCCTCTTCGGCTAACTCTTTATCGTACATCTCACTATCGGGGTTGAATACTGGAAAGTCTTGTAAGACTCGCTCAGATTCGCTTCCTATAGTAAGTTGGGCTTCGGCCACCCTTTCGTTATAGTCACGCATTTCCATCTGTTGACGGAGTGCCTCAACTTTAGCGTCAGTTTGGCTTAATCCTTGGTCTACCAACTCATTTTCAGTTGCGGGCTGATACACTTCGGCATTGGTTTTTGCCACTTGCTCTTTAAGTGCGTTACGCTGGGAGACTAAATCTCTAATCTCGGTATTAAGTTGGCTTTTACGTTCGTCAGCTTTTGTCGTGGGGACGTCTATTTCTGTTTCTTCGCTTTTGGCTTCTGTTTCGGTTTCCTTGACCTTGGGAACGTCGGGTTCAACGGCTGTATCGTCAACTTTCGCTTCCTCCTTGGCTTCTTCGGTCTTCTCCACTACAGGTTCTTTGTCGGCGGCCTTATCCGCTTCTTTGGTAGTTGACGGGGCTACTTTGGCTGTCTCCTGTTCGTCAGCCATAAAGTCATCGGGCGTAATGTCCGGTGCTTGTACGTCGGATGTTGAATCATCCATAATTTCTCCTTATTGTTTAACGCTGTACCTCAGCGAGGGGAAGTCTTTGGAGATGGACTCCGTGTTGTGCGTCTATTTTGGCTGGGTGGACAGCTATTTGGGGCGCACAACACGCAACTCACCTACTTTGGACCGTAATTACTAATCAATTCCTCGATATACTCCTTCTCGGCTTCTAATATCTCCACAATTACCGCATTACCAGCTATTTCGTGCATAAAGGCGGCTGGGTCACGTTTAACTTCCTCACTAATCGACTTGACTGACGTATAATAGGCAATTTTGTCGTTCCAACGCTTTAATAAGTCCTGAATTACGGTTAGGCCCTCTAAAGTCTGGGCTTTTTCCTTTTTACGGGCTAAAACTTGGTCTTTTGGCTCTCGCGGGAAGAAGTATGTACCATCATTTGGTAGTAAATCGTCATCATCCATCACTTGGCTCCTGTTTTAGCTGGTTTTGGGGCTGGTTTAGCGGCCACTTTGGCCTGAGTCTCGGCTTGTTTGGCTTGAATACCGATTTTGGCGGCTTCTAACTGTAATTTAGCCTTGTCCATTTCTTGTTGGTGGACTTGGTCGTGGACTTTTAGGACATGTTCGGGTGTTAGGCCCTGTTCTTGGGGCTGTTGCTGGTTATCGGCATTAGATTGCATAATTTGTTGCTGGGTTGGTGAAGGAGTCTGAGCTGGTTTAAAACCTAGTTCTTGCTCCTGCTGACGTTTGATATCTTCTGGCAGGTCTTTGTAGTTAGTGATAACGTTTTCTCTTGGGCTGGGGTTCTTCTGTGAAGCTTTAGCGACGGCTTCCTGAGTCTCCTTGGCGTTTAACTTAAGGCTCTGTGGGTCGTTGGTTCCAGAGTTATCAACAATGCTGTTCCAGAGTTCGACTTGCTTCTCCAATGGAATAAGTTCTTGGAAGACTTGGTGTTTATCAAGGATTTGCGTTAGGCCCTGTAAGGATTGTAGTTCCTGTACTTCATCTTGTTTTTTACTAGTGCTAGCATCAACTTCGAATTTAAGAGCTGGTGTGGCAGTGTCATAATTAATACGAATCTTATTATCTGGCGAGAGAAGAGACGGGTCGAATTTACCCGCTTGGGCAAGGTCAAGTAGTTCGTCAACCGTATCTTGGTCTAGTTGTAGTTCTTCAACACCAGTACGTTCTGCAAAATATAGGTTAATAGCGGTTTCACTCCAGCGCTCAAACCAGGTCTCGAACTGCTTACGGACATAGTTGTCATCAATACTAAGGTTAGCCTTGTTCTGTTCGACGCCTTGCGGAGTCTTACTAAAGTTGGCATTGCCAGCCTCGGCACTAATACTAGCGTTGGGAGCTGACAACAGTTGGAATAATTGGCTCTGCATCAGGCTAAAGTTATTGGGGAAGTTAGCCAAGGCAGTGGTATCAATCTTTAATGGCTCAACCGTAGCATCAGGACTAGAACCAACATCTATAATCACGTTGGGTGCAAATTTAATCTTGTTCTTAGAGAACGCTCCCCGCTTAATGAGTGGCGGATTGAGTTGCAGAGCACGGTTATATTGATACATCTGCATCTCACCATCAATTAGGTTTTGCAGACTACCAACCAGGTCAACAATACTACGGCCAAAGGGGCTGGCACCATCAATATCACCATAGGCAAAGTTTATGGGTAGTTCGCCTCTTGGGTCTTTATTCTTTTTGGTACGGACTATCAGGCCACTAGAAACATGAAAAGTGAAGAACGTAGCACCAACACCTCGCTGGAAACCAGTAATCAACTCTACGCCACCCTTAGTATTAATTTGCTTCTCACGCTCCACTGGCGTCTGAGCTTTTTCTTCTTTAGTGCTGGTATAATCCTTAACTAATCTCAGTTTCTCAAGATTCCATGATTTCTCGACCTTTTTACCCAACTTACTTTGACTGTCTATTAAGGCTTCTATGTCCTTGGTCTGCCACCAACTCCGCATAAATATATACTGGCTATCATCGTCACTCAGTTTACCTGGTTGCAAAAAGATGTCGCCCCAGTATGGTAATCGTAAATCAGTACAGAAATAACCACCGTGGTTGACGAATGGCGTGTAGGCCGGACAGTAACCAAATGTTAGGAAACGCTCTACGACACTCCAGCATTTCTGGAGTAGCGCATAACCCTCATTGGCATTGGGAATAATCTTATCATAATAGATAAACTCCGCCACTACACTCAGCCAGTCTTCGGTCGTGGACTTAACCTTGCCTGTCGGTAGTTGTTGAATAATACGATGGGGAGTCTTTCGTATAATAGAGGCCGTCGTCCCATCTGTCGTTTTAGGGTATTCTTTAGGGATACTAGCGTGGGGTTTATTCCTGGCTATACGCTCATATTCCTGGAAGTTCTCAGTTAAACCTTCGGTATACTGTCTGGAGGTTTTGAATGTCTCGATTACGTTGTCTTCAGTGAGATAATTGAATGCCATATTTTTGTCTTATATATCTGGAGACTAGCACGAAACCGCTTAAAACTCAATTTTTTGGTACCACCCAAACCTTATCGTCAGCCTCT